CTTCCGGGGTAACTAGGAATTCTAACTGAATTCCCCCACATGGTGTGGGACTGGTCTGGCAACGGCATAAGGATGCTGGCTGCTAGATCGGTGGTAATGTGCTATGAGGCGCATGTTGCCACCTCGGTTCAGTTTCTCACTAGGCCTCTGATAATGGAGGTTCCTATGGGAGACCCAAGAACCAGAACACAGGAGAATTTAGCTAGTCAGCAATGGACTACGTCCACGCAGACTAACTATAACTCTGATGGATCCGAAAGTACCTCGGTCGCAGACCGGGGATACATGTCGGACAACATTGTTACGACCACAATAGATGTGGTCACGCCTAATTTTGCAAGTCGTATAGCAGCTGGTGAAATAATTAATAATTATTTCTCATCTACTATGGTCAATGACATCAGCGTTAAGGCAACCCCTCACAACCGTACTATGAAACAGACGGTTGCAGGGTCTCCACGCGGATGGCTTGGCACAGTAACGACTGGCAACATCGCCATGGCAGACATGTACAAACAGAGTCAAATCTCTGCTGAGTACTCGTCAAACATGGTAGCCGCTCGTCAATCAGTGATTGACTCTGCGGTGCAGAAGGCGTATGCAAACATCGACGTTTCGGAGATGCTTGCACTTGCAACTGTGTTCGAAAGCCGTAAGACCATTGACTTCTTTAGAGATACTCTGTTGAGGCTCTATCGTATCGCGAAGGCTGTCCGTAAATTGGACTTCAAACGCATTGCGAATGAGCTCTCTCCAAAGGAACTCGCAGAGAGGTACATGGAATTACGGTACGCTATTCGTCCCCTCATCTACGATGCAAACGGTGTTGTAGCTGCGCTGGAAAAGACATCCAGGCAGTACGATCGTTTCACCGCACGAGGGTACGCTAGCGAGAAAGTCACTGCATCTGATGTGCTCACTGACCACGTATGTGGTTGGTACCTTTCCTGTGATTGGAATCGTACCTTCAACTACGAAGTAAGTGCGCGTGCCGGTGTGCTATCGCACGTCGAGATGACCGACCTCCAGATTTTTGGGGTTGACCAGCTACTTGAGACCGGTTGGGAATTGCTTCCCTTCTCGTTCATTGTAGACTGGTTTGTCAATATCGGACAGGCGCTAGCGGCTGTGACGCCAAACGCTGGGGTAACTCAGCTCGCCTCATGGGTCACCGTAAAAGAAGCTTTTACGACGACCAACACAATGGCTAACGTCCGTTCTACCCGTACCGGTTTCGATATACAGAATACTGTATCTTGGAGCGCGGTACATGGGCAAGAGATTAATCATCTCGAACGGATCGTTGACCCCGAATTGAACGTATGGCCCACCATGGTGGTGCGCCTAGACACGTTCAAAATTGCTGACCTTGGGTTAATCCTGAAACAAGTGCTTAATTAACACTTGGCTTCTTTAACCCGCAACGTACAGGAGGTGTCTTATGCAAGACAACCAACTCAGTTTGAATGTAGACCCGGCAAATAACGATACTATTGTAGCAGAGGCGTATTCCCGTTTTCAGCAGTTCGAAAACAGGTCAGTGTACATTGGTAGTACACATGTCCCTGAAGCACGCGACATGGTCGCGCTGTATCGTACTTTCCCGACTAAGAGTGGAAATTTCAAAGGCGTTTCGAAGTCTGCGGTGAAAATTACCGAGGACGTCGAGGTCGCTGGTGTCGATTCGGCAACTACGTTGACCGCACCGATCATCATTGACATTTCCTTCTCTGTGCCCGTCGGCACCCCGAATGCTGAACTGGTTAACGCCAGACAGCGTGCCATCGCGCTTCTCGATGACGATACCCTTATGGATTCGATTAACGTCCAGTTAATGGTGTAATTATGCAAATGACTGAAGAAATCATTTGTGCAATTGTCACCCCCATCTTCCAGCTATTCCAGCTGATTATGGGACTGTTCAGTTAATCTTACGTCCGTAAAGGAGCGTCGACTACTATGAAAAGTAGTAAATCGAGATCTAACCTCCGTCAAAAGACGAAGGTGCACGTCCCGCGGGATTACCCGTGGAAGGTGCTCGACAAACTTGTCGATGACCTGCGCGATATCCTCACAGAAAGCGAAGTAATAGAGGTTAAGGCTATAATCAGAAGTAGAGATTATAGTGCTTACCTCGTGCTTTCGGAGGACTGGGGGCCACAGGGTACAACTCTCAGAGGTATTTCGCAAACACGTATGTTTGCTCGATACCAGGTCGCATCCCTATTGAAGAAGTTCCAGTTTCCCGGCGATAGTGAATCACGCCGAGCTGCTGCTAAGGAGAAATTCTTAGAAGCGGAGTTAGCTTGCGCAACCTTTAACCGTGAAGGTTCAAGGACGCTAGCCTACTTAACTGCGGAACCGGAATTACTTGCGTACACGTACGCTCGTAATTTCCTTCATGAGCTCCTAGGGCAAATTCTGCCCGAAAGAGACAAACTGACGTTTTGGTCACGTCACGGCCCGGGCGCAAACCTGGACACTAAGTTAAGGGCAGTATCTTCATACGATAAGTATGGGAACTGGCCTTACTCGTGTACTAAGGGTGCGCTCAAGCTAGCTCGGTTGTCGATCCAGGATGACGAACGTTGGCTAGGTGCGTTGGAAGATGATTACAGGGACAAATTTCAAGTCCCTAAACATGTAATCCTCAACCAGCAGCACTTTTGGTCAACAGTATTAACCGTCGTCCCTGGCAACCGAATCACTTTCGTGCCTAAGAACAGTCGAACCGACCGTTCTATCGCGATTGAACCGAGTATGAACCTGTATCTTCAACTGGGAGTCGATGGCTTCATCCGTCGCCGTTTAAAGCGGTGGGGTGTAGACTTAGACAACCAGGAGAAAAATCAGGAGCTCGCTCGTGTTGGCTCCCGTGATTGGGAGGACCCAGACTCATTCGTGACTCTGGATCTAGCAGCCGCTTCGGACTCGATTTCACTTGAGACCTGTCGCTTACTGCTACCCGTTCAGTGGTATAACTACCTCGTAGCCATTCGCTCCCCGGTCGGGGAGATCGATGGTGAAATCATTTCTTACGAAAAGATTTCTTCTATGGGCAATGGTTATACCTTCGCCCTTGAGTCAGCAATTTTCGCTTCCATAGTATATGGGGTGATGAAAGCTGAGCAAGGACGCTTTGACAGGGACCAATGTGCTATTTACGGCGACGATTTAGTCGTCCGTAAGCCACTCGCTGAGCCTGTAGTCCGAATGTTAAACCGGTGCGGCTTTTCCATTAACTCAGAAAAGTCCTTCTTCGAAGGGCCTTTTCG